GGCGGCCGGACGTGGACGACGGCGATCCGGACAAGGAGACGCAATTCTACGTCCTTCGAAATACCTACGCGCCGGCGGTCCTGTGCGAGGTCGAGTTCATCTCGAACATCGCGGCCGCCATGTTCCTGGACGACGACGCGAACCTGAGAGTGATCGCCACGAAGCTGGCCTACGCGGTCCAAGGATGGTTCGGAGAACAAGCATGAGCGTCCTCGAAACCAAGGTTGGCAACGGGTTTGCGTTCCTGCTCTACTACGCCGTCATCATCGTCTATGCGGTCATCAATCACGCCCCATTTGCCGAGGTTGCGCCGTGGGTATTCGGAGGCCTCGGGGTCCAGACGGGACAGAGGACTTATACGCAGGTCGCGTTGACGAAGGCGAACTGTCCGCCGGAAGCGCCCGACCCGACAAAAACATGAACACATGAAAAAGCCCTCCATGATGACATTACGAGGACTCCGACAAGTCCAACTCAAAGCCGCGGGAACGATACGCCTCCCGGGCCTTGCCGGAGAACTATGATGAAAAAAGCCCTTCCCGTCGTCATCGGTATCCTCGCGGCCTTCGCCCTAGGCCTTTTCCTGGGCCTGACGCGGGGATGCAAGGGACTTGGCCAGGATTACTGGATCGAGCGGGCCGTCTACGACAAGGATGTCGCCGCGGCCGACGCGCAACACAAGACCGATCTGCAGGTCGTCGCGGACCAGAAGACCATCATCGCCACCAAGGACAAACGGATCGCCGAAATCCTCGCGAACGCCGGGAAGCCGACGCCGGCCGAGAAGGAAAAGGACAAGACAATCGCCGGACTGGCCGCCAAGGTTGCCGAGTACGAAGCACAAGGCAATCTTCGGGCAGCCCTCGACGCCTCGAAAGCTGAGAATGTGGCCTGGTCGGAGAAGTTCACGCTCGCCGAGGAAAGACACAAAGCCGACCTCTTCAACCTCAATACCGAATGGCAGGGGAAATTCGACGCCCAGGTGAAGATCAGCGATGCCGGCTGGGCCGCCTATGACCGCGAGCACGCGCTCCGGCTTGTCAGCGACTCGCTCCGCATTAAGGCCGAGCACGCGGCCAACACCAATGGGATCATCGCCAAGATCGAGGCCGCAGCCATCGCCGCGCCCATCATCTACTTCGGCGGGAAGGCCCTGGGGCACGCTCTCAAAATATTTTGATAAAAAAATGAGCACACCCAAAGGTTCCCACCCCAGCCCCGAGACGAAGGCGAAGGTGAGTCTTGCATTAAAAGGTCATTCCGTAAGCAAAGAAACAAGGAAAAAAATTAGCCTAAAAAACACAGGCTACCGCCATAGCGATCAGACAAAAGCGAACATGAGCGCCGCCAAGACGGGGGCGAAACACCCCGCTTGGAAGGGTGGTTTTCGCCGAACAACTGATGGTTACGTGCAAGTGAAATGTCCCAACCATCCTTATGCCGAAACATCCGGTTACGTCAATCGGTCTCGATTAGTGATGGAGGCCCATATTGGCAGGGTTCTTTTGCCGACAGAGGTCGTCCACCATATCAACGGCATTAAGGACGATGACCGGATAGAAAATCTCATGCTTTTTTCCTCTACCCAGGAACATTCCAGCTATCACGGTCAGCAAAGACGAAGGTAGAGAGACGCAGATGCTTGAACAGGTACCGGCGGCAACTCAGGCGGTCGGCAAGGGCATTGAGCTCCTCGACATCGGCGTAATCGGACTCCTCCTCAAAGCGGCCGTCGATATCACCCGTGAACTTATCAGGAGCCGGCAGGAAAAGTCCAAGGTTAGATTCGCGCAAGCCGAAGCGCGCCTCGAAGAGGCCAAGACATACGGCATCGAAATCATGAAGGGGAAGAACGGGATACCGGACAAGGCCGGACTCATCGCCTTCTGCCCAGCGCACATCGATTACGAACGGCGGCTTGCAACTCAGGAAAACGAGACCAAGCACATCAATGAAGACCTCGGAGAGATTAAGGCCGATGTCAAATTCATCAGGGCCGCGGTGGGGAAATGAAGAAGTTCGGCTTCGACGCACTGATCCAGCAGGTCACGATCAAATCCCTGCGCACGGGGGACAAGTCCGTGAGGATCACGCTCGAAGTCGATAGCCCGCCCAAGGGATTCGTGGCTAAGGTCGACGGCCTGCATGACGCGGCAAAACGAGTCGCCGTGGCGTTCGCGGAGAAGGTTGAGGAATGAAGCACAGCAATAAAGCGTCAGCAACCGTGCCGAAGGGACGCCCTTTCGTCAAAGGCGACCCGCGCATCAATCGAAACCACGGCCCCATCTGCGCTGACGCTGCCGCCTATTCCATGAACGCCAAGAATGCCTTGGCGAAGAAACTCCCGCCGTCCGAGTGGGCTGAACTTATTGCTAAGTTCGCACGTCGCGGCGCGCCTTGGGCACTCCAGATTTGTCGGGACGTTTTGGTTGAACAGACCACACAGAAGCATGAGGTCACGGCTTGTCTTACCTTTTCATTCGGCGAGAACGGGAACGGGCATGACAAATGAAGATCGTGGGATACACGCCGCGGGAATCTCAGCGCCCCATCTTCTCGGCATCGGCCCGATTCCTTACGGTGGACGCGGGGAGGCGATGGGGCAAGAGCCTCACGGGCATCAACTGGCTGCTCCAAGGATCCTGCCAGAGGATCGGCGAGAGCTGGTGGCTGGCGCCGATCTATTCACAGTCCAAGATGGCGTTCCGCACATTACTCTCCGCGGCCAAGCGGGGCAATGCGGAATCGGCGTTCAAATCGATAAGCCATTCGGAGATGAGGGTCGAGATGATTAATGGCTCGGCGATCACCTTTAAGTCGGCCGACAACCCCGACACCCTGCGCGGCGAGGGGCTTCAACGCGTAGTCGTGGACGAAGCCGCGCGCGTGAGCCGCGATGTATGGGAAGAAGTCCTGCGCCCTGCCGTGTCCGACACCGGGGGCAAGGTGCTGTTTATCTCGACGCCGAAAGGCAAGAACTGGTTCTATGAGCTGTGGACTCGCGGATTCGACCCGCAACACCCCGACTATAAGAGTTGGAAGTTCCCAACTTCCGATAACCCGAAGGTCTTGCCCGAGGACATCGACCAGGCGCGCCATTCTCTCCCCGTCGATGTGTTCAATCAGGAATACCTGGCCGAATTCCTGGACAACAATGCCGGCGTCTTCCGCAACGTCAAGGTCTGCCTGGGCGCGACCCGCCAATCGCCCAACCCGCGCCAGTCATACAAAGCCGGCCTCGACCTGGCCCGGCTCACCGATTTCACCGTGCTGACGATCCTTGACGAAATGGGCCGCCAGGTCTTCTTCGACCGGTTCAACCTGCTCGACTGGGCGGTACAGAAGCAGCGCATCATCACGACCATCCAGGCATACGGAGCGCGGTTGCTCATCGACTCGACGGGCATCGGCGACCCGATCTATGACGACCTGAAGCGGGCCGGTCTTTCCATCGAGGGTTACAAGTTCACCCAGGAATCCAAGAAGAAGCTCATCGAACTGCTCATGCTTTCGTTCGAACAGGAGCGGATCAAGATCCTGGATGAGCAGGTCCAGAAAAACGAGATCGACATCTTCGAGTACACGATCGGGCAAAGCGGCACGGTCCATTACTCGGCGCCGGATGGATATCACGATGACTGCGTGATCGCCCTGGCGCTGGCGAATTGGGCGCTCTTCGGAAATGTCTGTTCGATCGGCTTCGAGGCGCACTAATGGGAATCATCGACAACTACCTCAAGCGGCGCGGCTTCGTGAAGTCCGAGGACCTGGTCTCCAAGAGTGCGGGATTCATGCCGCTCGAGACGGCGACCTTCCCGGACGGCCGGCCCGACACCGACAAGATCGCCGACTACCCGACGTTCATCCGGGCGTTCAAGAGCCTGCCCTGGCTATATGCCGGCGGGCTGGCCCTGGCGATCGCCGCGGTCAAGCCGACGCTCAAGGTTAAGCGGGAAGTCAAAGACGCGAAGGGCGAGGTTCATCAAGAGGAAGTCGAGGGCGAAGCGATCAATGACCTGATCGAGATGCCGAACGACCAACTCTCCTACCAGGAGCTCATCCAGATCAGCGTCATCA